GCAACGTCTTTACGGTCGGCATCTGCATTGCATCGGCTGCGGTGTTCGGCCCTGCCATCCGTCCATGGTTCGACATTAACGCGGAGGCGGTCGGCGGCATTGTCGCGCTTGTGTCTCTCGGCGTGGCTGAAGGCATCTTATCTGCTATTGAGAAATTCGACTTTGCAGGATTGCTGAAAAGGAAATTGCCGTGACCATTACCCTTTCTCGACGGTCGCGAGACCGCCTAGTAGAAGCCCATCCGGATTTGGCTAAGGTAGTGGTTCGCGCTGCCGCCATTTCCGATTTGGATTTTACCGTGTTGGAAGTCCTGCGGACGATTGACCGCCAAAGGGAGCTTTTCGCCAAGGGTGCGTCAAAGACTATGAAGTCTCGCCACCTTGCTGGAAATGACGGCAAGAGCTGCGCTGTTGACCTTGCCCCCATGATCGGCGGGCAAGTGTCTTGGGATTGGCCGCTGTATGACAAACTGGCTGCGGTGGTAAAGCAGGCCGCCAAGGATGTTGGCGTTCCAATTGAGTGGGGTGGTGATTGGACTTCGTTTAAGGATGGCCCGCATTGGCAATTGCCTTGGAAGGATTACCCTTGAGCATCCATCACGCATTCGTCACCGACACAACCCGCGTCCTGCTATCGGCGGCCATCCTGATCTATTTCGGGTGGGCGCTGGTCTGGCATTACAACACCGGCCTAGAGGAAGCGCTTAAGAACGTCCTCCTGATCGTGGTGGGCTTCTGGCTGGGCGGCGCAAAGCGGATCGGCGGCGATGACAAGCAGGAGCCTAAGCCATGATCGCCCTCGCCCTTTCCCTAATCACCGGCAAGCTGACCGCCGCGCTCCGCTGGATATTTTCCAGCACAACCGCCGCACTGGCTACGCTATGCCTCATTCTAGCCGCTGTGGGCTTCATGCAGCACCGAAAGGCGGTTGAGGCTGCCGAGGTTGCACGGGAAGCTATCGATGGCCGTAAAGCCTGTGCTGCGATGTATGCATCCGCTGTAGAGGCTGGAAACAAGGCCAAGGCTGATGCCGAGGCGAATTATCAAAGGATGGCACTCAATGCTGACCAATCTTACCAAGCGGGCCGCGCTGCTGGCTCTGCCGCTGTTGCTGATTACATCGCTGCTCACCGGATGCTCCCAATCGCCCAAGCCCATCCAGCCAGCCCCGCCAAAGGTGGAAGTGCCGGAGTTCCTGAAAAGCCCACCGCCAGCCCCGAGTTGGCGCAAGTCATCGCAAGTGAGGCTGACATAAAGACCTGCGATGTGCTATACGATTATGCCAGTAGCGCGCATAATTGGGCGCAGGGCTTTTTGAAAAAGGATTGACCTATGCTTGATTGCCCCATTCAGCCTTGGGATGGCTTGGCCAAGGATATGACCGCCATTGGCAGTGTGACGATTTGGTGTGATGCCGTGTCATCGGCATATACCATCCAAACGTCTAATAACGGATCGTCCGGATGGACGACCTTGTTTGCCATCGACATGGCCACTGGCGATAAAGTTACGTCTGTATCCGCCGCCGGTCGATACGAAATCGCTGGTGGATGCTTTATCCGCATGAATGGCGGCTCTGGCGGCACGTTTAAATTGTCCGGAGAAAATTAAGCCATGGCGCTGCCGTTTAGCAAAAGCTTCCGCCGCAAACTCTGTGGTGGCACGACTGTGGCTGATTTTGGCAAATGGGTGGCCATCGGGGGTGGCGACATAACTATCCCTGACACGCTTGAAACTGTGTATTCGACACCGCAGAGTGTTGCCGTCACATATGACGACGTAACGATGACTTTTAGCAATATCTCGGCGTATGGGACTTACTTGGACGGTTCTTACTGGTTCAAGCCTGCCAGCGGTGGGACGACATGGACCCGCACCGGGGCTGTTCCGCAGGTTCTTCGGCCTGAGTGGATTCCTAATCCAAACGCATCAAGCCCAGCCTTCGTCCAGAGCGGCAATCAGATCATGCAGGATTGCAACGGGGCCATGATCAATCCGGGCAACCGTAGCTACATGGCCGGTCTGGCCGATATGTCTTCGATGGTAAATCGACAGACCTACAATAATGGTGGTAATGCTGCCAACTATGGGATGGCACAAGGCTATGATTGCTATACTGGTGCGCCGGATGGTAGCAACGGAATTACGAATGCCGAGTACAATCCGGCTTGGAATGCAGGGATGACAGGCGCGCTGACCAGCGAAGCCACAATCGTTACTGCCGTGTCCAAGATTGACAGCTTCCCCATCAACGCTCGTACGATCCTGTCCAAATTGGTCCCATGGACGGTGGTTGACGCCAAGCCTGCTAAAAATTCGTTTCGCCCGGCGACAGCTTCCACTAGCAAGGCGTCTACATGGAGCCTCGCAAACGTAGACCTTAGCGGGTTGCCAAATCTATCGGCAGCAGATCTGTCTCCGATCAGTTATGCGGCAGCGCAGGGATCAAGCACGGCTATCATGCCGACCTACGATTCTGCACTGTCGCGGCTGCGCTATCAGACTTGGCAAATGTCCAATAACGCCAGCACACGTAACGTCACGGCTGATGCTGATGGTGCGCCTGTTTACGGCGGGGATTTCTGGAAATATGCTGAATTGCTGCTCGGCCTATGCCTGAATACATGGTCGCCTAATCGAAAGAAGATGATCGCCGTCCGACTTATTCAGTTCGCAATCGACATCATTGGGCGGGCTGAAGAAGGTGCGATCATCCAAGACAATGGCGGGCACTGCTCTGGCCGCAAAGGTCTTGTTGTATTCGCAGCTTGGGCGTTGAATGACAGCAATCTTGCGGCTTACGCAGATCGTCGTGTGGTGAGCGACACCAACTTCGCCAAAAACCAGCCTCTTGGGTCCAGCATTTGGGGTGATGATGCCCTCTACAATGTCATCTGGCCTGAGTACGTCACACGCACGGCCACGCGCATTGTGGGTACAAATGCGTTGCAGAGTTACGCGCAGATGACGAACAAGCCCTACACCAGTCAAATGGTGGGCTGGCCGGAATGGGATAGCGCGGGTACAAGCTATTACCTGTCCCTCGTAGTAACCAATCCGCCAACAACGCCGCCTGTCTCAGGCGACAAATACGGTGGTTACTGGCAAAACGTAATGCCTGAGTATGGTTCGCTTGACCCAAACAACCTGCGCGCTCGCACATACCGCCAGATAGGTCAGCAAGTTGCCATGCCCACCGCATTGGCACTCAATTTGATGCCTGGTGCCCGTGCGATATGGAACTACGATCCCTTCTTCGATTATGCCGACCGCCATATGCAGGCGATGCTGGCCAATGGTGCCCCTCTCACGCAGATGGCCAGTAATGACTATCAGCGCTGGCACATCGGGGCATGGGAGCGTTACCGCGCCGGGGCAGGTAATGTTTGGAGTACGTCTAACCTGCACGTCCCTGCGCCCAACGTGACCAGCCTTACTGCAACAGACGCGGGCAACGCCTCGGTAAATCTAACTTGGCGCACTTGGAATGGTTCCGGTTCGATCTATTATGTCGTGAGTACCAGTGCCACAGCGCCGACGGCTGCGCAGATTATTGCAGGAAAGCAGGCTAACGGCACTAATGCCAGCGTGGCAGGCAGCATTGCGTGTACGTACCCGTCTCAACCCCAATTCAAGCCCGACAGTGCCATCACAAACGGCATCGCCGGCCAGTTGATTAGCGGTCTTCCTAGCGGACAGACGGTCTATTTCTATGCCGTACAGCAGGACCAGTTCGGAACCATTGGCGCGGTAACGACATCCAATGCTTTGATACCCTCGGCAGGACCCACCACACCCTCGGCATTTGCTGACAACGGATGGTCGCTAGAGGACGAGCAGAGCGTGACAGGTGGGCTTGCCTCGATTACATTGCTGACGCTACCCTACAAGGGTTCCACGGTGGCTGGCACGTACAACATCACGGATGTTCAATACAGCGTGAATGGGGGTTCGACTTGGGTGAGTATCGGAACAACTCTGAACACCAAGACCTACATATCCGGATTTACGGACTATCACCCAAGTCAGGTGATTATCCGCGCTCTAAACTCGCTGGGTAACGGCGCGGAAGCCTTCAAGCAGGTGACGACCACTGGCGATCCGGCAAAGCTGGCGCGCTTTGTCACGCCAAACGCGAATGCTACAGCAAGTTCTGGTGCAGGTTCTACGTTTACACCAGGGACCGTTAACGACAAGACCAAGGTTGAGTTTAGCGCATTCGTGCGCCTGCGCTCGGGCTTTACAGGTCCGGCTTACATCCTTCGGGCAAGCCTTGGCATCGGCATCACGATCTCCACCAGCGGCGTAATCACGTTCTCTGTATGGGATAGTGGGGCCACAGCAATTTACAACGCGAAGACTTCCCCTAACGTGGTTCTGAAAGGCAAGTTGGCCCATATTTACGCAACCTATGACTATGCCACCGCAACGCCAGTCCTGATTGTCAACGGCTCCACGCAGGCGTTGACGGCTACAGTCGGGCCGTTGTCAGGTACAGGCTTGGCTCGCGTAAATAGGCTTCACTATTTGGTCACAGATAGCGCTACCAAGCCTTCAGTGGATATCACTGACTATTGGTTGGCGTACACCAACTCCTTCGTCGGCGTTGCGAATTTCCTACGCAACCCGGACGACGGGTCATTCCCAGATCTTACTGGGGTTGGGGCACCGCAGGTCTGGTGTGGCGGCAATATGTTGGCTGACGCAGACGCGACAGGTAATACTGCGAGGGGGTGGAACGACGGGTATAATAAGGGTAGCGCTACCTTTACAGTCACTAGCACCGGGTGGACGGACGTAACGTAATTTAATGACACGTAACGAGGAATATTTTGACGACATAAATCCGTATAAGGCGGTAGGCATGAAAGTTTGAAGCATGGGGCAGGCTCACAACCTGCCCTTATTTTTTACATTCCAAGAGCTTTATCAAGAATGTCTTTGATGTTATTTCAATATGCTGCGCACTTATGCCTGATTGGTCATAAAATATTGGCGCTATTCACAGTGCTTTAATCATGTGTTGCAAGTTAAGCTTCATGGCAATTTCTTTATCGCTTTCTGCAATGCCAGCGCTGAGCAGGCGGCCATAGGGGCCGGTGGCAATGTCGCCACGAATGATGGTGGCAGGGTTTCCTGCGACAATCGAAAAAGCGGGCACATCCTTAGTCACCACGGCTCCAGCCGCCACAATGCACCCATCGCCTACGGTTACACCGGGCATAATTACGCTGCGCGCACCAATAAAGCAAAAGCGACCTATGTAGGTATCAGCGTAAAGCCCCCTGCACATATCATGTGTGAGGATCGTTGCACCAAAAGTCACATAAGACATAGCGCCAATATGGACACCTTTGGGGTTTGTGCGATCAAGCCACGCACTTCGTGAAATGCGACAGGACGGGTGGATGTTCATACCCCATGCTCGGTTGCACATTATGATCCGCAGGCGGGAAATGGCGCGTTGGATGTGTCGGAATTGCCTGAGTTTCACTGAACAAAATCCTTCTTGTTATCGGTTGGCGCATGATCACAACCTGCCCCTGTTTTATTGGATCTGGGCGATGGCGGCTTGGGCAGCTTCCTTAGCATCGTCCTGCGTTGCATCGTCAAAACTGCACATTCCCTGCCTAGACCAATCCCGCAAAGCCCTACGATCTGGTGGCATTTGGTCGTATTCGCGCCCACCTACCAAGTGTGGTGCAATCGCCCGCGCAACACGTTCGATCAAATCAGGCGGCGTGGTCTGGTTAGTCATTTTGGGTGTCCTTGAAATCAGCGATAGGGACCATTTTAACGCCGGGCAATCTGACCAGCTTGATAGGTCCATCCGATAGCGAATGGATTAAAGGCACAAGCATTTCCATGATTGCCGGTGGCAATGAAACGGCACAAATCTCGTCACCATCATCAACGCGAACAGCAATCTGCACGATCTGAATTTTACTCATCACCCCACCTCCTTCAAGCTGGCGGGGTTGATGGCGCGGATGTCATCGGCAATAATCTGCTCAAGATCACGAGTTCCTACGCCTCCGCAAGTTGCCCTCCTAATGGCAGCAATCTGCATAGCCCTAGCCCCAGCCTCAAAAGCGCGGGCCTCGGCTGCGAGGCGGTGGCGGGCGCACTCTTGCACCACACCATCATCGTCCCACCCGCCTTTTCGGAGGTTCGCAATCCTACGCGGTGATGCAAGACCAAGCCCAATCAGAATAGCTGCCGCCGCCTCCCGATCCTCTTGGATCACTTCTACCTTATCGGTCATGGCTGGCCTCCTGCTTGGCGAGGAAGGTGCGAGATTCGTTAATTATGAAGCCGTAGCCGCCGATAAAGTCCAAATCCTCGCGTTCATCTTCGTCAAATTCATCGCATTTCGATTGGTTGGCGATTTTCTGGATGAACCCTACCGCATCCGCCAGCCTCTCCTTCGTGGCGGTGAGTTCGGAGCGGCATTGGTCAAAGGCTGATGCCTGATCTCGGTCGGCAATCTCCATTTCCGCCAGTTCGCGGGTCAGGGTTTTGATGGCGGTTTTGGCCTGATTAGGCGCATCGTTTAGTTCGCCATGGCTGTCACGCCACGAATTATGCAGGCCCAACCGCTCCACCAGCCCGCTATAGTCATGCGTGGGGTTATTGGTCATCGGCTTGGCTCCCATCGCTGGAGGTGTTCGGGGCGGGTGGGAGTGGCATCCAGTGGGCTCCGTGATTCAGGCGGTAAAGGGCACTACGATAATTAATCCCAGTTATCTCGCACGCCTCAGATAGCGGCATCACGCGCCCATCATGATCAACAAGGCGATGATTGCGCTTGTTGCGCGCCTGTTCCTTGGCGGTTGCCCACCGGCAATTGCTGGGTTCATAATTCCCGTTTGGGTCGATCCTATCTAATGTGGTCCCACTTGGACGAGTGCCCATGTCTCGCAAAAATGCATCAAACGACGACGCCCAATCGTCACAAATAGAAATGCCCCGCCCCCCATAATCTGGATACTTTGGCTCCGCTGGATTCATGCATCGCTTCTTAGCGCCAAGCCAAGAATGGTATGTCGGGCTGGCATTACCCATGCGGGCGTTGCCATGAGTTGCGCGGGCGGCAGACGATTTCCTTACCTGCTGTTTTTGGTAACAGCCGCAGCTTGAAGTATGGCCAGCCATCAAAGACCTAGGGTCGGTAGAAAATTGGTGCCCACAGTCACAAGCACAAAAAACCATTCTCCTGCCAGCATCTGTTCTTGGGGCATCACCAATAACAACAAGTCGGCCAAACCGTTTGCCTGTTACATCAATTTTTGCTGGCATTTTAACATCCCGTCTCAATCGGCAACCACTGCCCAGCCAACCCAGCACAAAGCCGCTTCTCCGGCTCCACATGCACATGATGGTCCCTGTCATGCTCAACGGCATAGCCCAGCCACTTGCCATGCAGCGGGCGATACCAGCCCACGACATAGCCAGAAAAGCCTGCGATAGCACCGCACAACATCGGCCACGGTATCCCAAGCGCCATGTTCATCAGCGATGACGCCGCCTGTATCGTCCTCAATGTCCATGGCGATCCCCACGCGGTCCACGCCATCAAGGCGCAGATCGCGGAGGGTGGTTGCGTCATTGTCGATCAGGTGCAGTAGGCTTGCGTGAACGTGGCGGCGGATGATTGTTAGGGCGGTCATGCTGCAAACAACTCCATCTGATCGCGGCTCATTCGCAAAGCCCGTATGCGCTCTCGCACATAAGCCCCTCCTGCTCTGCCTCTTGGCGGCTGATCGCCTGCATCAGGTCATATTGACGCCCGCCGCGTGAGGTGCGCGACCAGTCCACCGCGTTGTGGATGCTGGCATCGTCCCATTCAGCATGCCCGTTTACCGCGGTGGAAATCGGAAAAAACGTTGCTTGGCCTCTGCGCGAAACCTCGGCCACGATCCTCTCCCATTCAGCGATGCGCTCAATGTGTTCGGGAAAGCGCTTGGCAATCTGGGCCAATTCGTTTTTTGAACAATTGATGCAGGGCATACAGCCCACGCGGCTCATGCCCATGCTGTAAAGTGGGTTAGGCTTTATGCCGTGGCGCTTCGCAATCTCGAAGGTCTGCGCCGCCGTCCACTTGTGGATCGGGCGATAAAGCACTTTGGAGGCGTTGCTATCGCGGAACATGCGGATGCGCTGAAGCTGGGGCTTGCGAGCGCGGTTCGGGCTTTCCTCGGCCCGTTCGCCCAGCCACACGATGATCGAGCGCCCACTTTCCAGCACTGGCCGGAAAAGGTCATCAACCGGCATGATTTTCAGTTCCTCGGTGCAGAATTGCGCGCGCCGCGATGGGAAGCGCCCCTTTAACATGCACAGGTCAAGAAACGGGCTGCCGGTGGGGTGGAGCAATCCAATTGCGCGGTCGATCAGATGCGCAGGGACTGGGGGGCTGATGACCATAGGACATTCGCAAGCGCCGTCTCGGCCACAGTCTGCACGATGCTTGCGTCGGCGCTTTTCTTTACCCCACTCCTCATGCAGAGAGGCACGGCGCTGGGCGAAGCGTCCGGTAAAATCCGCCCGCACTGTTTTAATGGGATGGCTGAGGGCGCGGCTCAAATAGTCGAGGTGGATATAGACCCGCTCGTCCTCGTTGCCGGTATCGGCAAAGACAAAGCTCATTTCCATGGCCCGCTTGTCGGCGCGCTCTTTGGCCACTAGCGCGGCGGCGAGGCTATCCTTGCCGGTACTGATGTTGATCTGGTGGAGGGGGGCGCCGCTAGGAAATGCGGTTGGTGTTTCCGTCATTTTCAATATCCTTGATTTGTTTCAGCGTCACTGTTGCAACGGCAGCGGCGCATGGTTCACTGTTATTTCCAGCCTCGGCCAACTGCAAAGCGCTCATAGCGCAATGCAACTGCATCCGAAGCATGGTAACCTCTGCCACGTAGCTTGCGCATAGATCAGCCCATGCTTTAGCTACTGGCGTGTCAGGCTTGATCATTCCTTCCCCGCCTTCACCTTAGCCACCCATGCAGCGCGGGCCTTCATCAGCGATGCTTCGCGCTGGGCAGTCACCTTGTCGCGGAATGCGCGGAGGCTGGCGTTTTCGGCTTCCAGTTCGGCACAATCTTCTTCCGCCTCCTGCGCCTTACGGGCTGCGATGAAGGCCAGAATAGACATGGCAAGGGCGATGCAACCACAGATCAATGCTGGAATGTTGGGGGTCATGGTTCAATCCTTAAAATGCGGCGGCCAGAGCGCCAAAGAGAAAAACAGCGGCCACGGTGGCCACGGTGAACAGCAAGCCGCCGATCTTTTCAGAGCGGGGCATATCGCGCCAAATCTGGATCATGTCAGCCATGGTTTCGCGCCTTCAACTCTTCGATACGCTGGCCAATAAGCGAGCCTTCAGCCGCCGCATGAACGCCCTGCAATTCGCGAAGCTTGGCGTGACGTTCGGGAAGGCGTTCTTCCAAAAGGTCAAGCGCATCGGCTAGAGCGGTGGTGAGCGCCGCATATGTGGGCGCTCGGGGTTCGGTAAATTCATGGTGGGGCATCAGAAGTCCTCCCTTTCGCGGGCCTGATCATAACGGTGATCCGCTTCCTGATCGAAGTTGTCGGCAAAGTCATCATCCACCTGCCCCTTGGCAATCTCCAAAGCGGCGGCATGTTCGGCATCGGTCAACTCAAACTCCACGCCATCACGTTCGGCGCAGTTGATGGTGATCTCCGTGCCTTCGTCCCTCCAATGGCGTTCGGCGGTGTAATAAACGACCGCTTCAAAGCAGTCATCGCCGCGATAAAACTCCATGTCGAAGTATCCGTTGACTTCCTTCATGCTCAAATCCTTCCGTTCCAGCTTGTTGCCGTTGCCCTCTTGTCGCCCATCTTTTTGCTTAACGCAAGCATAAAAATAGATTGACATGAAAAAAAATGGAGAGCAAAAACCAGCTATGGAAAACGAACTAACCCCCCAAGCCGTCCGTGAGGCGGCATTCGAGCGGCTGATGTCGCTAAACGCATTTCTCAAGATGGCGAATGTGGCGCCTGCTACGTTTTACACTTGGGAGCATGGGCAAAATCCCCGCCCACTTACCCTCGCCAAGCTTCGCAGGGCGGTGGAGTCTAACCCATGAGCGTTATTTATCACGGAACACCAATGACGCCTCGGGCAGCATTGCTTGATGTATGCAAGGGCCGCGCAATGTGCGTTAGTTTTTACAGACATGATGATGTGGAGGCAGTCGAGGCTATTAGCCCGGCCATCATGTTTCGATAATGGCGCTTTTTCATTTTGGAAGCAGGCGCAACGTGCTGGGGAAGATTGGGCTGAAGATCGTGACTGGATGCCATATTACAAATGGCTAGAGCCTCGGTTATTCCATCCATCTAGATGGGCTGTTATCCCCGATATGCCGGGAGCGCCAAGCCAGCTCAATGATAGCTTGTTAAACGAATGGCCATACGGTCAAAAAGGCTCACCCCTTTGGCATATGGATGGGCCAATCGAAAGATTGTTAAGGCTATGCGATAAATTTGATAGAGTTTGTCTCGGGTGGACTGGTGCCGGTAAGTCTATTGATTGCCCGGATTATCATAAACGCATGGAAGAAGTTTCAAAAGCTTTTGGTAACAAATGGCCTATAATTCACATGATGCGTGGAACAGCTGTTGCCAAAATATATCCTTTTCATAGTGCTGATAGCACTAGTTTAGCGCAGAATGGATGGAGATATGACAGTAAACTTTTCAACGATGACAAATGGGCAGGAAGAAAGGCTTACGCAGACAAACTTGAAGGTGTTGTCAGGGGCGGACGCAGTTCTTTCTGTGGCCCATTACTCTCCGGAAGGGATGCTACACGGCCACACTTACACAATCCGGGCATGGTGGATAAACGATGCGGAAGGGGAAATGTGTGTGATAAAGAAACAGTCGGATTTGAACAATTGGGCTTTGGTTTTTGATCATGCAGTGATGCCCAAAGAATTTATCCGTGCTGAACAATTGGCGGTTAAATGCATCAAAGATCTAGGTGCAATTCGTGTTGAAGTGATGAGGCCGCAGGAGGGGATTTATGCTGTAGTGGAGGCTAAATGAAGCCCCGCACCGACTGGCTAGAACTAGCCCGCAGCATCAAAGGCGTTGACCTCGTGGAGCGCTGCGCCCGCGAGCTTTGCCATATCCGCTATGGTGACGACCGCTACCCCCGCCTATCCGTTGGTGAGCAAGGCTGGTGGTATCAACGCGCCCAGCGCCGCTTGCGCCAAGATCGCATTGCCGCCCCTAACCGCCCTGCCATTTTGAAGGATTGAATGTGGCTACCCGCACTGAAATGATCACCTACGCCAAGCAAGTTTCCTATCTGCGCGACCCCCACAAAGTGAGCGTAGCGGTGTTTAATTATTTCCGCCAAAAGCTGGACACCCCCACCATCAATCGCGTCTTGATCGAGAAATACGGTCGCCCAGATCGCCGCGTTGACTTCATGTGTGGCCACCCTCGCACTGGCGAAAATTCGATCTACAACAGCGACAACAGCGCCAAGTGCCGCAAATGCTTTGGCAAGGTTGTTCCGATCAAGAGAAAGCCAGCACCCAAGCCAATACTTGAAATTGACGAAAAGGCCATGGAGGCAAAGGCGCGGCTGATTAAACAGGTCTGCCTTGATATTTTTGACCTGCCCAAAAACTTTATCGTTAAGCCTGTCCGCAAAACAGACGATGAGTTGGAGGCTATCTCCGCAATCTGTATGCTTGCCAAGCGCTATGGCATCCGCTGGAAAGATCTGAGTAACATCGGCTTTTGCTCAGATAGCGCTGGCCAGCAATATAAGCGGCATGGTGAGGATCTATACGAAACCAGCAAGCCCTTCCAGCGGCTGGTTGACGCCTGCATTCGCCAGATCGATGCATAAAAAAACGCCCCGCTAGATCACTCTGGCGGGGCAGTTTGGAACGGATAGGAGGAAGGGTGCCAAAAGGCACAGCCCTTATGGGCTAGGCTGATCCGATTGGCAAGCCCTTAGATCGTCAAAGCCGTCAAGAGAACGGACTAGATAGCGCGGTCAGGATAAAGCTGGCGCACCATATGCAGCCAATGATCGAAAGCCTGCCACGCGGCATCAGCGCCAAGCGCGACACACGCAAACGCCCCGCAAGCTTTAGCCGCCGCAAGATAGTCAAGCTGGTTATCTTGCCACGCGCTCTTGGTATGATCGCGGCGCTTCAACTCGCAAACAAAGCTTGGGCAAGCGGGGATGACAATATCAGCCGCACCTTTAGTCATGCCCTCGGCCTGATGTTTCATCACGCTGTGAAACTGCCTGCCGACCTTGAGCCCTTCATTGCGCGGGTGGATCGCAATAGCGCCCCATGTGTCGGGATATTCTCGCCTGAGCCGCGCAAAAAAGCTGACTTGCTCGACTTCCTCTTTGGGGCAATCCCCCCGAAATGACGTATCGCCATAAACGGCAACGGGGCAATCTTTCAGGTTCATGCTGCTTTCCTTTTTTGCTCTGGGACGGGCTCTTGATCGGCTGGCTTGTCATAGCCAAAAATCTGGAAAAATCCGCTGGCCTGATCCTTGCGGTATGTGATGGTTGTCGGCTGGCGTTGGCCGTTATCTGTGGCCGCCTGCCATGCCGCGAATTCCCGCATCGCTTTTGTGTGCGGTCCATCCGGCTGCAACCATGTGCTGAATTGCCGGTGAGGCGTAATCCAGTCGATCCTAAGCGTCCTATTCCCGCGTTGGCTCACGCCCTCGCGTGTCGTCATGGCAATCACTTCATCGCACTGCATCACTGTCGGATCGCGCTTCATAGCCTTAAAATCAGCCACAAGCTTCTTGTTGGGGTCTACGATCTCCCCCTTGCACACATGGCAGAAGCGCGCCGCGATGTCGTTCACCTCGCCGCAATGCGGGCAGTCCTTGCCAGTCCATCGGTAATTGCAACGCTCATATTCGCCTTTAGGGCCTGTTCTGACCTGCCCAAAGCATCGCCGCCCATAGTGGGCAGGCATGGGGCCGTACTCCGTTTCCACGCGCTCCCCAAAGGCGTCTAGGCAATAGCCGTGCTTGTCCCGCTGGTAGTCAGCGCAATCCAAATTGAGCGAAAACGTATTGACGTTTCCGCAGTCTGGGCATTCCGCTTCAATCCCGGTTCCGCCGCCACTAATCTTTCCAGCCTTAATCTCTGGATTGTAGATGTCGCCATCAGGAAAATGGCGTTCAACATTCTCGGCGTAGTCCAAAAGCAGCGAATGCGGCTTTGCATCATCCAACCGCCAAGCGCGCCCCAAGATTTGTTGCAACAGCGCCGCGCTTTCGGTGTATCGCAGCAAAGCGATAACCGCCGTATGGCTAACGTCAAAGCCTGTTGTCAGCGTCCCCACACTGACTAAGTGCCGGATCTTCTGCGCTCGATATGCCTTGATGATGTCCTTGCGGGCCATCTTCCGGCCATTCCAAGCGCATTCATCGCCCAGCACATAGGCACTAGTTGCAGGCGGTAGGCTGGCCATAATCTCTAGCGCATGGCGCTTCGTGGCGGCGAAATACATCACCCCGCCCGAATAAGCCCGCGCCTGTTCGATCACATCCGCCACAATCGCGGATGTCTTCCTGCCATGGCCTTCAAATGCCCGCTCCACCGTGTCAGGGTTTAGCGTCCCGTTCGGAAGCAACACAATGCCGCTTGTGTCATATGCACCGGCGTGGATAGCCCCGATGGTCATGGGCGTGATAAAGCCTTCGGCCAACATCTCGCGAGCGCTCACACGATAAACGCACTGGGTGAAATACGGGTCTCGGCACGTATCATCGCCATTGGCGCGTCCATCTGGCCAAAGCCGGTAGATATACCCGCTGCCCAGCCTGTAAGGCGTTCCAGACAGACCCAACACGCGCAAATTAGGCTGCGTCTCCCGCATGGCCTCAATGATAGCTCGGATGGTTGGAGTTATGCCGTGCGCCTCATCCACGATCACCGCGCAAAAGCCAGTTTGAAACCGGCTTATTGCGTTCTGGACTGTCTTTGGCGTTCCAAACACCACAACATGCCGCGTGGATTTAGCCCCCGCGCTGGCGCTGAATATGCTGGCCGGTTCTCCTGTTAGCAAATATTTCTCATGGTTTTGTGTCACCAATTCAGCGCTAGGCGCAAGGCACAGAACCCTCTTGCCCCCGCTCGCATCTTTGAACCAATGTGCGAGAGCAGCGATGACATAACTTTTCCCAGCGGCTGGTGCCGCATCGATCAAGCATGGCTCAATGCTGCGTTTCAATTCCTTGATGGCGGCATCAACAGCCTTTTTTTGATATGGCCTTAACTGGAAAGCAGTCATGCTACATACTCCCACTTAAGGCCGGCGCAAAATGACCGCTTACCGTTACAGCACCTACTAATATCTGAAGTTCCGCACTTAACGCCAATGGAATAACGAACCCAACTCGCGGCTTCTGATACGCTATTGAAAATCATACCATTGGACGATTTCACTGCGCGCAATCTTCGCTCATTTACCTTACTTTTTGCGTCTATCAGACTTGGCGCAACTGCTCCGAAAGACCAAGAACGGCCATATGCGACATGGCGTTTCCCATTACAGCAATTAGATATATGGCTTTCCGTCGCCCGGTGGTATCCGTGGGCGCGCATACTTTCTGCAGCTTCTTTCAATGAATTGAAAAACTCACCATCTGAATTTACAACTGGCTTCATACATTTTTTTGCTTTTTGGGTAACTGTCTTGCGGTCAAATTTATAACCGGTCATTCCTCCGTCCCCGCCAGTTGATATGTTGCATAATGCATCAAGCCCAATTGAATGGATGAGCATCCTCTCAAGCGAGAATGCGCATTGCTCGTGCATCGGGCCTAAAATTTCTTCTATGATAAGACCATGCTTCGCTACAGTCATATGCCAGCGGCGAGTTCTACTGCACTTCGCTCGAGACCTGCTTTTTTGGCCTTTCCCAATATAGAAAACCTCGCCATTACTGGCTTTTCTATGGGCATAAACGTAAGATTTTCGCTCTTGCGACATATAAACCACCCTCTGGTTTTACCCGTATAGTGAGCGCGGCAGGAGGAGGGTAACCCTCTTTTCGACTGGCCGGTCTAGCCGCGCTAAGGCTTATCTATGTCATAGGAAACCAAAATGCGCAAGTCAGCGCACGGCCCAGAAGCTGGACGGCTTGCCGCGATAGGGTTCTAGGTCGGCATCAGGGCATAGCGCTTTGATCGCCTTGGCGTAGCTAATAGCGCCATCGCGTTCGGTGAGTGTAAGCTTGCGCCCCGCAATGACTGCATTTTTCTCGCCCGCTATGCGCACAAGATCGGCAAGCAGGTCTTTCTTACGCTCGGCCAATTGCTCGGCCTGTTCGGCTAATTCATCCCATTCCGCTATCATCCGGTGGGCTTCGGGCGTATCAATTTCAACGCGCTTTGGGGCCAAGTGTTCTTGCGGGTTATGTTCCAGCTCGTGCAGGAACTCTGCATAGAACTGGCGCAAGACTGGCAGGTTTTTGTCAATCCATTCATGATCGAATTTCACCTTGCGCAGTTGCGTATCGTGGGCGTTCCACTGATAGAACCAGCAATGAGGCTTACCGGTTACATACATTTGCACCTGCATTTGCGCATAATAATGCGGCTGTTCATCCACGCTCTTGAATGCTGGAATGCGGTCATTGCGCAGGCCATAGGGACACTTTACCTCTAGCAATCCGCCATCGCTCACATAGCCGTCAGGGCTTGCGCCCAGCCAATCTTCGCAGGTCACAAACGGGGCAGGATCAACCGTAAATTCGGTTTCCATCTCAAACTGAAAGATGGCATTGGCCTCGTTAGCGGTGCCGTATTCGGTGGCAACGTTGCCTGTAAATTCGCGTTCCGCGCCAACCGCCTCGCGCACCATCAGGCGCATGGTATCCGCGCGCGTCATGTAAGGCGCGCAACCCAAGATCGCCCCGACAATCGAGCCAGTAACGCGCTTCTTTCGCGCTTCATGCCATTCTGGTGTGCGCTGTTCCATATCGCTTTACCTTCCGTCCTTTTATGTGCGGGTTATTCTCGCCCGTCCGACTTTTACAGTATTCAATAAACCCGATGGCGTTCAGGTTTTCTTTTTGAGAACCCCACCTTAGATTTTCCGGCCTGTTGTTTAACGCGTTTTTATCCAAGTGGAGAACATAAGGGCTCCCCTCTGGCGATGGACCATGGAAAGCTTCACATACAGCGCGGTGAATTTTTATGTTCCCATATTTGCGGTTAAACATCCCGTAATATTGGTGGCGCGCCGTTTTTGAAGCTTTTGTCTTTGTCCCGTAAGTTGGCTTTGGGAAGTAGCCCCTGCTTCCCCCGTTGGGTAGTGGCGCCACACTATCAGGGAGTTTTACCCTTCCCCAAGAAGATGCCATTAAGCCGGGGTAAGACGGCACTGGTTTCCAAATTTCTTCCTCCATAAAACCTCCGTTAGACTTGATGCGGTATCAAGTCTAACGTAAGGCAATAAGGTGCCAAGCGGCTAATGCCTTTCTTGGCCTGACACCCTCAATCAAAAGGGATGTCGTCGTCCAGATCGTCGCTTGCGGCAGGAGATTTAGCCTTGGGCTTGACCGCGCTTTGCGGAACGTGAATTTCAGCCGTGCGGTCTGCAACTTTGCTGATCCAGTTGCCGCTGTTTTCTTGGCCGTCGCTGCCCTTCATCTCCCAGACCATCACCTTGATGACCATTTGCCGGTTGGTCAGCGCCAGCGTCAAATCATCGTCGGTCGGGATGCTGGCCTTTTTCGCCAGCTTGCCGCCGCAATTGTTGTCAATGGCCCGCAGCATCAGCTTCGCCTTGTCGCGCTTGATCTTGGCTTTGTCCTGATCCTTTGCGTTCGGGTCCAAATCCTTAACCCAAAGCTTTTGGAAAATCTTGCGGTTCTTGTAAACTTCAGGGAGCATCACGCTCCACCGCAACGACACAAATTCAGCATCGCCATCCCGTGTTTCCTGCCACTTGGCCTCATCAATGATCGCCAGAACGGTCGAGCCGTTCGGGATCGGTGCCATATCGCCACCGGCCAACTCATATTCGGTGGAGGTATTTTCAGCGGCATTCTTGCCGTCGCTCAAATCCCAAAAAGACATGCTTATTCCCCTTCAAAATCGGCCGGATCAACATCGGCGTTGGCGTCTTGGTTCTGTGTATTAGCGGCATCATCGCCGCCGTCATCATCATCTTGCGATGGCGCAGGAGTAGCTTTCCGCCCCTTGGGCTTTACGCCAAGGGCTTCGGCAAATGCAGGCGCGGCCAAAAACGGATTGACGCCAGCGGGGCAATCAAGCGGGTCGGTAATGCCATAGCGGTTTTTCGACACGCTTGCCGCCGTGGCGTGACAGATAACCTCGCGGTCGCCATTGCTGATGATTTTCTTGCGGTCGCCATCATCGCCGCGCAAGGCAGAAACCAACCGGACAAAACCCACAAGATCCACATCATCCACATAGGGTGGCAGGCTCTTGCCATTCAGGCGCAGGCTGTAACGGCTGTAATCATCTGCATCAGGCAGGCGCATGGTTTCCAGATCGGCATGGCTGATAAACACCACGGCCACCCCGCGCCGCTTATTCAGCGCCTCGGCTGCTTTGCGCACCATGGCATGATTGGCAGCTACCGCCGACCATCCAGCGCCATACCCGCCGAGCGCCTGATTGATACTCTTGGCGCGGCCATCGCGTTCCATCACATCCTTGACGAAGAGGGTTTCCAGCGCGCTAACGCTGTCAATAACAACCGTCTTGTAATTGTGCTTTTCCTTGAGCAGCCACATAAGCTGTTCGCGCAATTCCTCAACGCTGGACAACAGCGGGAACGCATCGGGGCGCTTGTCGCGTGGCAGCGACTTAAGGCCATCCTCGGCGCGAATAAAAACGGGCTTGGGAAAAGTAGCGGCAAGGCTTGTTTTGCCGGTGCCAGCATCACCGCAAATCGTGATGATGGGCGGGCTGTCATCGACAGCCGACGTAGGGGCGCTAATGGCCATACGTGATCCAATCTTTCAAATGCCACATTGGGCGCGACCGGCAGGACGGTCTACTAACGCTGCGAAAACAGTCCTAGACAATGCCGACGCGTTTTGCAATACCGAAAATCGGTTTTTGATTAAGGATGCAAAAATGCCTGAGTTAGAGTGGATCCGCAAAGCGCTTTATGATCGGCGGTTGAGTGTGGTGTCATCGGTCACCGGCATAAGTGAGCCTACCTTAAGAGCCATCAGGAATGGCGTTTGGCCGGATGGGAAAGAGATAAATCCCAAGCTTAAAACATTGCAGGCTCTCGAAATGTATTTCAGGGGTGATGGGGAATGATCTATCGGGACTTCTATGACGCGGGCTATCGCATTTTCCCGCTGTGGCGCGCAAAAAATCACAAAGGCGAGGCCCATTGTGAATGTGGTAAGCCTGATTGTTCGGCCCCATTCAAGCACCCTCGAGCCGCAAATTGGCAGCATACGCCGGAGTGGGACGAAGAGCAGCTAGACACCATGGAAGCCGCTGGCTTCTTTGCCACCGGCTACGGCGTCCTATGCAAAGGGCTGCTTGTGGTGGATGTGGACGCCCGTAATGGCGGCGTGGATAGCCTCTCAAAGCTGCTTGTGGATGTGCCAGAAGTCGCAGGCGCTGGCCTTGTGGTCAACACCGGCTCAGGCGGGGGATCGCGGCACTATTATTTTGCCATGACGGACGATGTGGCGATGGTTTCGCACCTGCCTGAATATCCGGGCATTGACTTCAAATCCACCGGCTATGTTGTCGGCCCCGGCTCGCACCATGCCAGCGGCAGCACCTATCAAGTGGCCGATGGTTGCCCAGACGATATATCGCCCGCCCCCGCAGCTCTTGTCGCCATGCTAATTAAGCCGGAGCGCCACCGCACCACCTATGACGGGCGCAGTATTGACGTAAGCCATTCTGACATTGCCGATATGCTGGCGGCCATCCCGAATGATGATTGCCCATATGACGATTGGATCAAGATCGGCATGGCGGTGCATCAGGCGACCGGAGGCACAGGCTATGACCTATGGGAGGCATGGTCTGAAAAGTCCGCCAAGCATGACGCTAGCAAGATGGCCTATAGATGGCACACGTTCGGGCGTAACGGCAATCCGGTAACGATTGGCACGTTGTTCTACCATGCAGAGCAAAACGGCTGGGTTATGCCGGTGACGTTCGATCCAGAGCCGGAATTGGCGATGGTTATGGAGCCGTCAACGATTGCCCCGCCGCCTGCCCCCCCGCCGCATGAAGGGCTTGCATCTGGGGGCAATGGTGGGGGAAGCCAAGCGTCAGGAGGTTTGCCATTTGATCTTGCAGGCGTGGATCTTAGTGCGCCTCCGGGCTTTGTAGGGGATATGGCAAAGTGGATCGAAAGCCAGAGCCGCAGACCTCGCCCTACGATTGCCGTTGCCGCTGCACTCACGGCCATGGGTAACATTGCAGGCCTTCGATACATTGATGGGCGCGACCGAGTGACGTCCAATCTGTTCACATTCTGCATTGCAGGCTCCGGCACTGGCAAAGAAAGCATGAACCAAGCCGTTGCAGAGATCCACCGCGTAGCTGGGCTTGCGGGTGCCACCCATGGCAGCATCAAGTCAGAGCAGGAGATTATTCGCAATCTGATCCGCCATCAGGCAGCGTTTTACGTCATTGACGAGATCGGAGAGATGCTCTCGAAAATCTCCCGCGCCCGCAAAAGCGGTGGGGCTGTTTACCTCGATGGCGTCATAGCGGTCCTTATGTCTGCCTATTCCAAGGCAGATGGCTATATGCTGCTAACCGGTGACGCCAAAGAGGACATACGGGCCCAGCTTGCCAAGGAGCTTAGCCAATACAGCCGCAAGGCAGACGAAGGCGATGCAGCCCCATATGTGGCGCAACGCATAGACGCCATCACCGCCCAGCTTGAGGGGCTGGACAATGGCCTAGAACGCCCGTTTCTCTCCCTGATCGGCTTTACGACGCCTGTTACCTTTGACGCACTGGTGGACTTTGAAAACGCCACGAACGGCTTTGTCGGGCGTTCGATCCTGTTTAACGAGCGCGACACTGCGCCACGGAGTAAGAAGGGCTTTGCCAAGGTCCAAATGCCAGAGGTAATGGCTAACACTATTGCAGGGATAGCCACCGGCAATAGCTATGACAGCATGGCCTCGGGGCGGGTGGAATTTTACGGCGACCGCGTGAAAATCCCGACAGAAGGCAAAGCTGATTTGATGCTGGACAAGGCGCTAGATTGGTTTGAGGATCAAGCCATCGCGCACAAGGGACAAAGCGGCCTTGAGGCGCTTTATCTGCGCGCATACGAGCTTATGAGCAAGGTTTCCCTTGTGCTGGCTATCCCTGAGGGGCTGCGCACAGCGGAGCATGTCAGGTGGGCTTTTGCGCTGATCCGGCGCGATGTTGAAGAAAAAATGCGCCTTGTGACGGCTAATGACCGCGCCAAAGATAGCCCCCTTTTGGCCCTTGAGGCGCGCATCGCAAACATCTGCGCTGGCGACGACGGGGAGACTTTGGGTGTGATCTGCAACCGCATCCGAGGGCGAAAGCGTGACGAGATCGAGAGGGCTCTCGAAAAAATGGAAGGCAAGGGGATGCTGGCCAAGGTGACGCGCATCAATTCGAGCAATGGCAAGCCGGCTGTCGCCTACAAATTTTCGGGGTAATCGCCGTTTTTTGCCTTGGTTAAAGGTTTTTAGGAAAAAGCCTATTTGGCTAAAAATGGCTCTTGGCTTGCTGCTAAGGGCCATTTTTTTGGCTAGTTAGCATAGGACGATACACATGCTGCTAACGTGCTATTTCCTTTTATATCAAGTGATTAGGGGGTAGTTAGTCAGGATAGTGCCATCATAGATATAGACACATAAGATTTAACCAAATCCATTTAACCAAAAATGGCCCCTTAAGAGGTTCTTTTTAAGGATAGAGAATAGCAGATACCCTTAGAGGGGGTAAAATAGAGATAAAGAAAAAACAATATCTAACAATATCTCTATCCTTGTATTTACAAGGAAAATCAATGGTTTAGAGCTTATACGTGCTTAGCAAGGTGGCTATCGTCACCTAAGTGACTGATTTTTCTCATGAGCCGCTCAATGCGAAAAAATGGTTTTATGATTTGATAAAATCGCGCATGGTGCCGTTGCGGAAATTGAGAGATGGCAATCAAGCCATCGCCGGATTGAAGGACACCAAATGACAGACGCCCACCACTACGCCACCGCGCTGGCCCTTGTCGCAAACAAGCTGGCGGAAGCTATCGCCACATGCGATGGCGTGAACGTGCCATACGAGGCGGTGCATCAAGCCAAGTGCATTGCGGAGACGCAAGCGGAGATGATCCGGCAGGGATTGTTTGCCGATAATTTGGCCGGAGAGGCACTCTATAGCGCGGAAACTGAGTTATGCGCTACCCTAGTGGCGTGAGTGGCGCATAACGGCTTAAAACGGCTTAAAACGGCTTAAAATTGACGCATAAAAAATCAGCCAATGCGCAAATTAACTGTTGACCGATCATGCGATGGTGTTAATATGGTGGCATAAGAACGGAAGGAAGCACAAATGACCAAAATCGCAGAACTCGCCGCTGACATGAATGTTTCGGAAAACGACATGGCTTCTTTCGTTAATTGCCTGAAGGTCTGGACCGACAAGGGCATGACGCTGGAACAGGCTATCGAACGCAACATGCAGCAAATGCAGCGCTTGGTTATGGCTTCCTACGAACGTCACCCAGCAATGCGCGCAATCGTGGTTGATCTTTATGACGACCTCCGCGCCGCCGCCTAACCCAAGGGGCTTCGGCCCCACAATGGAGACCCCCATGAACCCTGCAATTCCCCCACGCTATCAGCCACGGGCAAAAAGCACCCAATCCAAATGGCCCTTTGCCGATCTGGAAGTAGGTGGCCGCTTTGAGGTTCTGCTATCCAAGCGTAATTCTGTCGCCGCCAATATTTGCAAACGAAACAAGCAAGGAGGCGCGCAATACTGCATCAGGACGGACGATCAGGGCCGCATCTGGTGCTATCGTTCCGCTTGACCAACCCAGCCTAATCAGGCAAACCATAATCAGCTAGTCTTAACCGACAAGCGGCGCGGGATGTGATGGGGATCCGTCCCGCGCCATTTGATCCCCTATCCCCGAAGGACAACCAATGAACATTGATGATCTGACCTATGGACAGTTGAAGCAAATTGCATCCATGTTTGGCGCGCAAGAAACCAAATCGCAGGCAAACCCCATGATCGGCAAGTATGTGATCGTGCGTTGCCGTGATGCTGGCGTCCATGCGGGTGTTTTGGAAAGCACCAATGGGCGCGAATGCACCCTGACCGAAAGCCGCCGCCTCTGGTATTGGAAGGTGGCTGGAAATGGCGACTTCCTAAACGCGATTGCTCTTGCCGGTGTGCATGAGGATAGCAAGCTTTCCGCACCTGTTGAGCGTTTGACGCTTACCGAAAACTGCGAAGTCATCCAGTGCAGCGCAGAAGCGGAGCGTATCATTCGCGCTCAGGCGGTGCATAATGGATAAAGAATTCCAGATTGGCTATGGCTCTGGCTATGGCTCTGGCTATGGCTATGGCTCTGGCTATGGCTCTGGCTCTGGCGATGGCTCTGGCTCTGGCGATGGCTATGGCTCTGGCTCTGGCGATGGCTCTGGCTCTGGCGATGGCTATGGCTCTGGCTCTGGCGATGGCTATGGCTCTGGCTCTGGCTCTGGCTCTGGCTATGGCTCTGGCTGATAAATTACCCACTGGTAGGATTGGTCTTTAACCGGTCGAAAGGTGGGTAGGGTGGCGGCGATCAAGGACTAGCGGACCCCGCATAGCGGCTAATCCGTCTCCATCGCTGCCACCCAAACAGTTAGCCCTCGGGTCGCACCAAGGGGAAGCCCAGCCGGAGGTGGCTTAAAACACCGGCAGTCGGCGCGATGGGTTTTGTTGTGCTTTTTCCCATCGTGAGCCTGACCGCTGTGCCTAGGCCGTGTGATCACCACGGATAGCGATAACATCCTAGGCATTAGACCCCTAGCATAGACCCCTACAAGGAGATCCCCGATGCAATTTGGCCCAGCAATCCCACACAACCCCCACGGCTACACCGCAAAGGATGGAACGCATTATCCGGCGGTGTTTCCTTATGAGAGTGATACGCCGATCTCGGTGAAGCTAAGAGGTGATGATGATTTTGACAGTGATGTAGGTGACGCAAGCGGATTATGGTGGGGGAGTGAACCAAGTCACGCGACCCAAATCACCGCCTACCGCCTCCCCGCCGATCACCACGCATATGGGGCTAAGGTTTCCAGCATGGGTAGGGAGCCTGATAGGTGGGTGAATGATTATCAGATAGGTGGTCAAGGAGACGTTTGGGAAAGCAGGGCGCGATGCGACCGCCTTAATTTGGGACGCATCGGCATCTGGCGCATCTATCTCAAGGATAAGGCGGCATAGCCTTGCTTAATCCCACATAATCGCCTAAAACAGAACCATGACAGATACCCCCAACCCAATCGGACGGCCCAGCAAATACAAGCCAGTCTATTGTAATGAGGTCATTGACTTCATGGGGCAGGGGTATTCGATTGCGGCATTCGCCGGTTATATCGGGGTGGCGCGTGACACCATTCTGGAATGGATGAATGTCCACCCTGAATTTTCCTTAGCTATAAAGGTCGCCAAGGGTAAGCGCACCATGAAGCTGGAAGGAGACCTTATGCTGGCTGAAAGCGGCCCGCTGGTTACCTCCCGCATTTTCGCGCTGAAGAATGCCGCTCCTGAAGAATGGCGCGAGAAACGCGAGATTGACCACAC